CCGTGAGTCATCCGTTCCCCACTGAGCCTTTGTGTTCCACTGAATTGCGTGCTTGAAGTTTACGGTATTGATTACGGCCTTGTCGTAAGTCTGGCCGTCACCAATCCCTAAATCTCCACCATCGGGATTGTAATACCCGAAGTATCCGCCCGGACCAATAGCGAGAGGAATCCGCATATCTCTTTCCGAGATAACTTCGGTATCCTTCTTCTCTACGGTCGAAAAGAACTTGTCAGACTCCAACTCGTAGAGCATGGAGAGCTTCTTACGAACCTTCTCCATTTCAACAGAGAGGAGCTGCGTTCCGCCTACAGCCATGTTAAACTCCTATTTGAGATACTTTGGACGCCCATTAAGGATGTCCATATCAGTTGTTCTGGAACGGTCAACTCTGCTGAAATCAATCTTATCTTCACTTTTATTGCCACCCAACCCAGCAGGAACAAGTCGGCGTGACTCAGACTTTTGCTCTTTCACTCTGATTCCGGCTTCTCGCAACACTTTATTACGAACTCCTGGTAAGGCTTGTCTGGCTCTTTGTAAATAAGCCTTAACAATTCTAGACTTCCAATCAGGTGAGTATTTGGAACCTCTGGCCTGATCAAAAAGAGATTGGATTCCTCCGAGGTATCTTTTGTCGCTTCCAAGAACCTCGTCAACTCCGGTGAAGATGTCTCGGATAATGTTTCGCTTTTGGTAATCGTCAAGTTTAATGCCATCGAGTTCTTTCGTAATAGACAACTTCATGCTATGATTGACTACTTCAGTGATTGCACCTTTAAATTCTTGAGACTTGGTAGTCTCGAATTCTTCTTTCTCTTTCTCCCAATCTTCTTGTTCTTTTGTCTTCTTAGTAGCCTTTCTCTCTTCTAACGGAGCCTTAATATCCTGCGTATCAAACCAATAGTTATGTGCATGAATAGCTACGGCAGCAAGATTCTTATTGCCCGTTTTTAAAGCGTCATGGTACATAGCCATTAACGCTTTCTTCATCGGTTTTAACATTACTTCCCCATACAATTGGGGATTAAGTTTACCGATGGATTCTAGAATAGTATGAGAGAAATCCTCAAAGGCTTCTTTATTAGTATTCTCGATTGCCTTAAGAAAGTTCCCGGTCTTCTCCACATCACCAGAAGCAATATCGTTATACATTGCTGCTAAGAAGCCAGAATTCCTAGCAGCAACTTTAGCTTCCTCTGGAGTAGAGAATACTTCTCCAAACTGTTTATCACGTTCGAGAGCTTCTCTTAACCCGGGAACTTTCTTAAAGAGTTCAGGGGCAATCTTCTTTACAGCTTTAGAGAGATTAGATTGAGCAAGAGACTCAACATCTTCCTCATCATCTTCTTCTAAATCTTCATCCCCAGTCCCATCAGACTCTTCATCATCATCGGATTCTTCTTCATCTTCTTCTTCTTTTTCTTCGTCTTCATCTTCTGAAACGGATTCGTCTTCTTCTTCGTCTCCTCCGTCTCCATCGGAAACTTCTTCATCGGGAATGGCATCATCAGTCTCCTGATTCAAAATCTCTTTATCAGTTTTATCGGTCTGACCAATTGGGGAACCAGCTCCACCAACAGCATCAGGAGAATAGAAAACTTTAGGAATAAACATTATTCACCTACTTTAAGGAATTCTTGTTGAAGCGGAATCTGGCTCTTGACCTTGAGGTGTTTCATTTGGAACTTCTGTTCTCATTTGTTGCATCATTTGATGAGCTTTCCAATGAAGGAAAACATTATGGTATCCGGGTGGATTTTCTACCTTCGCTTTCTGACCCTTGAAACCACTTAACCAAACAACACAAACTTCCATCTCTACCGAGTGGTCTTCATACTCCTCAGGAACAATAGACGATTCCATTCCTAATGGAGAATTAGGAGAAGGAACCGGCTGTTGTTGAACAAGCAGAGAGATTTCCCGATACTGCTTAGTCCTTGCATTAATTCCAGGAATGTAAAGTTCGGGAATGGAGAGTGCTTTCTTTACCAATTCATTATTCTGGGGATGGGTGAGCATTGCCATTACCATCGGATCTTTAGCTTGCATTAAGAGCATGATGGTATCTTTGATCTGCATGGGTGAGATTGGCAACAACTCAGAGAATTCTGGTTCACAATTACCAACTTCTCCTCGTTTAAGAGACATGTGATCTACTTTAGTCGTCTCAAATCCGGCTGAAGTCTTATCAGTTAGCTTCTCATCATACTCTAACAGACCGGCATACTCTCTAACAGCCTTATCAATTACGTCTGCCCAAAGGAAAGAGGCTATTGCCGAGACTGTACCCAATCTTTGTAACGCTTGATTCTGGCTTTTCGTATACTCCGTCGCTGTGCTAGTTCCAGGAACGGAGCCGCCGTAAACAGTAGGAAAGTCGCCAGTAACAAACTCAGCAAGATTACGATATTTAGCAGTAAGCCCAACAATTTCAGGGGAAAGCTGAGCAGTACGAGTTTCAAAGAAGTTTTCTGCAATGTTTCTTCCCGGTTCTTTGAATGCTTGGGTAATGTTACCCGGTTTAGCTTGCTGATTACCATACTTTTGGAAATCAATAGCGTCCGACGCAATGAATAGCTCAGCGATTCCATGTTCCATCGTCTGAAGCTCAAGTTCGTCGATTTCTGCATTAATATCCTGAATCATTGCAAGATTTGTTCCAAGCGGCTCAGCATGGAGTGAGGAACTACGAGGATCTAATCCCATAGTCCAATGGTCATCCATACTTTCACCGTTAATTTCAACCGGATCTTGGTTTACATAGATTACGTAGGTACCTTCTGGGTACTTTTTGTTAATCTGGTCAACTATATCTCTATTAACTGAGTCACCCTTACCAGTTACTAGCTCTAATTGCCAAGGTCTATACCAAACACACTTGACTATTGCGGTATTTTGCGGTTGATTATTAAGGTAGACAGAAGGGTATCTAATAGTAGAATCAACAGAGATGTCAGCAGTACTAGGCTCAATATTATCAACAAGCGGCTCTTCTCCATTAGGACCGTTTATACAAAAAATAGACCGAAGAGCAGCAATTGACTGATCAAATTTAAGTATAAGAAAGCCACAATGCTCCGGCGTCCTAGCATGGTAAGGAACTTTAACATTGAGAACTCCAAATGGGTCAATAATGATTCTAGATTTCTCTTTGTTTACCTGAATAGGGACAGGAATCTGAACAGTCTGTGGAGTTACTTCGGTAGTAACCTGTTGTTGACAGGAAGGACATTGAAGCGGAACACCTTCTTGACTACCTTCACCAAAAGGATTACCACAAACAGGACATTCATGACTATGAGAGGTTTGTTCTTGAAGACTAACTTCTTCTACCTGATAAAAACCAAACTTTCTGTCTTTCTTAGAGTAGGAATAGACGAACGGAGTTCCTTGATTGAAAAGAATGGAAAGGATTTTAATGTATAATAACTTTGCTTTATTGTGTTTCTGAATAATTTTAGCCAGAGAGCTATAGGCTTCAGCTTTCTCAATGTCATCAGGGTTATCAGCATCTTCAGGGAAGAATAAAACGGTAGGTACTCCTACGGAGAGTGCGGCTATGATGCTTTCTCCATGAGGACGATAAATATTAATTATGCGAGGAGGAATTCCCTCACTCTCTTTTTCGTCCCAGTTTGGAATACTCCAATCATTCTGTAAGTTATCCCAGAAGAGAGTGACAATGTTATTGAAGTATAATTCCAAACGCTTTGCTTTTCTAACCCATGCGTAGTGGACGGCCTCATCCTCTAACTCACATCTAGATAGTAAAGTAGTAAGAAGAGATTTCCACTCATCGGGCACAGCTGTAGCTTGCTTTGGTTTCTCACCAGTATCATCTAATGGAAGTTCTGGAGGAGCTTCAGTTGGGCCGTTCATTCTACTTCAATCTCTAATGCAGTATGTTTAACCTTGTTAGCTAATGCTTGTTCTCTTATCTTTGAGTAAACTGACCTGTAACCTCTGGCACCTTTGAACTCAACTTCGTTCTTTACTCTGTCAAACTTTTCATCTCTCATTAAAGCTTTGAGTTCAGCTACTTCATCTTGCAAGTAAACAATGAACTCATCCTTTGCTCTAATGGTACCTTCTAAAGCCACGACGACGGAAAGTTGTTCCGCTTCTTGCTTCTTTCTTTGATTCGAGGTATTCCATCTTACGGTAAAAAGCTGTTTGATCGCCTTGAGAAAGTTGATTAATAGCTTCTTGAGTCTTTGCATCATGCTCAAATTGCTTGGCATTTTGAACTTGGTATTCCCTGATTCCGGTGAGGAGGATTCGTATACAGTCGTAAGGGTCGTCACCGTCAAACTCCTTTACGTCCTCCGCTTTCTTTCCTTCTTCTGGAGAGTCAGCGTATACGCAAGCCGGAATCGTTTCTACTAACATGGGACAAGTATCAAATATTTGAAGCTTAGGTAAATTCTTTTCATCCTTCTCAGATTCAAATAGTTTTACATATTCTACATAAGCTGTTTGACCATATAATCTGAACACTTTGTCTGCATACTCTTTGTCGAAATCTCCTCCATATATTTTAGCCACTGAGTCCTTAGGCGTCCACCGGAGGTATTCATGTAAAGCCAACTTACCATTAATTCTATTTCTTTCTCCAAGTTCAATGCCACATTTGAATTCTGCTTTGCGTAAAGACTTCTGGAGTTGATCATATATTGTTGATGGTTCACCTTTGTTCTGGTCGGCTGAATGACAAATCTTAACCTTTGCTAGAATCTCTCGTTCCTCCGGCTGGGTTAAGTTAATCAAATCTGTTAGGTAGTCTACAACTTTCTTTCCTTTGAAGGCATATTCTCTGTAGACAAAGACCCTACCATTGGGAGATAATGCGGCCCAGTAGATGACAGTGTAAGCTGCGTATCCCCAATCAATTGCAATGAATCTCGGCCACCAACTTGGAATCGAAAAAGGCTCAATAACATGTCTTGCGTTGTCTGGTTCATCTGAAAGTGGCTCAAGACGGAATTCGTTAAAGACCTGTCCTTCATATGTATCCCAATCACCATATAGTTTAGCTTTCTTTTCTGCTTCACTCAGAGACATCAACTGTTGGATGTACTCTGGATTGTTTGCTAATAGCGTCGGATTGTCTTGAATCCTTGCCGGAATGAATATCCTTTTCAGTCCGGTGATTGAATCGATAAGGAGTCGGTATCCTTCTTTCCAAGGCTTAACGAATCGCTTTTTAAAATACGCGTGTCCAACGTTACCCGGATTGGTTCCACTTCTTGCAATTGCAGGAAGATCTGCACATCTAGAACGGAGCCGGGACATAACGAGATATGAATACTGGAATTCTGTAAAGTGGGTTGCCTCGTCATAAGAGATGAGATTATATTGATCGGAGTCGAATTTTCTAATATCATCCTCTTTATCTGCTCCGCCAAAATATTGAACTGCTCCTGAGGGGAAAGTCCATTTCTTTTTGGTATCATTAAAAACCCCACCGAGCGAAGGATATATTTCTTTGGAACGAGATATTAATTCAGTCTCTAATTGTTTGAGATTACGACGTAATATGATTCCCTTGTACAAAGGATGTTCATGGAACTGATAGATAAGAGGCAACCATATAATGAGTTCTGTCTTTCCGGCTCCAGCAGCACCACCGTACAATGCTTCCTTAACAGACCAAGGAATTGCGATAAAGTCATTTTGCTTCTTTGTGGGAGTAAACTCCCGTTCAACTACCGATTGAACTTCTATTCTATTTGTTAACATTTAAAGTGCCCGAAGTGCGCTGGTTAGTGTGAAGCTTCACCGTTACCTGTCTGCCGTTCACCCGCCCGGCTGCGCCGTGCAGCAGAGCAAGATCAAGAGCGGATAGACTATCAATTACTGAGCAGGTTCTAAATGCCATTGGCAATTCAACTTACCAATGTAGTTTATGCCGCCAGAAGCTAGAGTAACACTAATAGTCTTATCTGTTTGACTGGGGATGTAGAGATTCAGAACTCCAGTCCAATCTGGAATGTCTGCTTCCCATTTAATCTTATCATCCAGCCGAACAGTAAGCCTACTCTTAATCGGCGCGGCCGACGTAGTAGCGCCATCCTCTTGAGCAAATGAGTATTGAATTGCATCCAATACCCATATCCTATCTCCTGATTCTTCTGGCGGCTGGGCAATAGTAACATCTCTACCAACAACACTAGTTGCGTGGTCAGTATTAATGCCACGATAAGTACCCGGCTGACCCATCAGTTTGACAATCATTAGAGTGCTCGGTACTTAGCAACCAAAGCCCAGTATTCGTGATTAGCAGGAATGTTTGACTCTCGATGGTCAAACTTACCAAGGATTTCACTAATCTGTTTGACTAGTTCATCCTTCTGCTTCTTTACTTCCTGTTCAGCCGGAGTTAATTCCCTTGGCTCTGCTACCTTGAAAGGTTCATCAAAGTCACCCGGCAGATTGGCTTCAACAAAGACAGGAGGATGCTTTGAATGAGTACGTTCCCATTCTAATGCTTCTCGTGGAGTCTTAGGCAAAGCGGTTGGAACAGGCTTTGTTTGCCTAGCATCTCTCTCAGCCCTTTCCTTGTCCGTTAATGAAACGGGCGTAGAAGGAAGTGGAGCCGGTTTGGGAGCATCGTAAGTCTTTTCATTAGCCATTGTCAATCTCCTAACTGGGAAGTTTGTCAACGATTTCCGTTTTTAGTATAGCCAATCGCTCCACTAAAAACTCTCTAATTCCATCATCATCTCGAAACTCTAAAAAGAAAATCTCTTGATGTGGTAATGTAAAGTTTCTAGGAACGTAAGTAAAGCTATACGTTATTACTCTAATCTTACCATCAGCTGGATTACCGGGAGTTCTAGGAAACTCTCTATCTTCTTCAATAAGAACTTCCCAGTTACCTATCGTCGCCATGTTCCAGTCACCGATAAGGTAGTGGAGAAGAAATCACTACTAGTTGCTTCTCGGAATAGATTACCGTTAACGAACACTTGCGCTGATAGGAAAGGTATTGTTACTGACAATGGAAATGCTAAAGGTGTTACGTCTAATGATAGGAACAGTAAACTCTCAGTCGTGTTAAATGCTGCAAAGAATGGTAAAGAGGTTACTGTCTGTATCAATCCATCAGCCGGAGTACTATACCTAATCCTAACAGAAGAAGCATTACCAACTACCCTAAACTCTATCTTGCTAGTAATTACTTTTGGTTCTTCTTTTTGAGTAGGCTCTGTTGGTAGATTGATAGTTATTTCTCTATCACATGCTCCTACGATTAGTAATAGGCACAGTGCTAGACATACTCTCATTGGCCACCTTTAGACTTTTAACCATCGATACTCTCGTCATGAACTGAAACAAACGCTAAAGCTACGTGCTGTGAAGCTGTCGTTACAGTACGGTAGAGCCAGCCACCTTTAATACGTAGACGTTGAGTTTTGGAATCCGTATCCTGTTGGAGCGTTTCCCAATCTCTTGCTGTTTCTTCTGGATTGTATCCACTTGGCATGTTATACCTCTATCTCACTATTTGGATCATTGAACACGACTGCTTTAATTGCCCACATTGCAGTAGTCTCATTACAAGTAATTGCATGAGAGAGATGACGAGATGGAGGACAAACCTCTCTCATTAGTTCTTCTACTTCACTAAATTTCTGGCGTAATAATGTGATTTTTTCCAGCCCTACTTGACTCGGCTTGTGATACGCATATGGTTTATCAATAGGCATTTTAACCTACTTTGGTTGTGCGTAATCTGGAAGAGAGTTATCGGGAACAGCAACGAATCCTAAACAAGCAACCCACTTCACTACTAGCTTAAGGCCGGGATGAAGTTGAATGGGAGGAGTAGGAGTCGGTTGTGGACCGGGTAATGAATTGTCTGGTTGAAGAGTAGGGTCAAAAGGAAACACTGGAAGAGTTCCAATCGAGCCGGGCGGCTTTGGAAGTTCATTACTTGGCCGACCTGGCATTGGAGTTCCAACACCATAACCCGGATCTACTGGTCCGCCAACTAATCCACCGTCTAACCACGTAATGTTCGCTAAAGGCATTTGTTTCTCCCTGTTCAATCCAGCGGGAACCGCTAGACGTCAATCGTTTGGTAGTGCGTCTCTTCCTTCATACTCGGCACATTAATGATAATTGCCGTTCGATTGCCTTTATGATCTTTACCGTTCCCAGTTACCCGGTCAAGAATCTTAGACATATCAACGGCAATCCTGCTAGCTTCGCTCGCATCAGTACCAGAAAGATTATTGGCAACTTGGCCAAGAGCGGCAGCTAAGTTAGTTACTAATTGTTCCTGAATCTTTTTTTCGTGTTCAATTCTTTCTTCTGCTATTGTTGTTTTTCCTTTTTCAACTGATTCCTTAAGCTCTTTATTAACTCCAGTACTTACTCCTACTAATCCTCTCGAATTGTTACTAACTGTTGTCTGGGAAACACCCATAATTTCCGCGACAGCCTTTTGGGTATCGATTGACTCAAGGATTCCAATCATTGTCCTTTCATCCGGAGTTAATCGTTTCTCTTCCCCCCGCGGCTTTCTAGACCTCTCCTGTATTCTTAACTCTGTCTTAGCGAGTCTTTGTTTTAGTTCTTCAGGAGTAATATACATGGGTATAATTCCAGGTGCGGTACCACCTTAACACAGGACAGGTTAGAAATCAAGCCGGTTTCCCTAGTGTTTTCTTAGGTTTTCTCAGTCCACAGCTTGTCCACACTATGTTTTGTCCTAATTTTTTTATTTTTTATATTTTTAGTTATTTGTTTTTTCTTATCTTTCTTGATAAAGATGCTTAGTATCTTTTCTTATAAAAACACTCAGTATCTAGGTTTCCCTCCAGACCACGGAATGGAACAATAATAGTTTTGGGGTATGGGTGGGGTGGCCGTGGTGCTTTAGGTCATTTGCCCCACTAATACTTATAGGTCAAACAACCTAAAACTCCCGGCAATAGCGAAGAAAAAGCGAATGTCGACCTATTA